AATATCCAACGTTTAATAAAAATAAGAATGAAAACAATGCCTTTTCTTAGAGATCAAGGAAACGTAGTTCCTTTGTTACAATTAGATAAAAATAGTGTGGTTCAAGCAGATATGAGCACTGTAGATAGTTATTTTCTTCATGGTAATATTAATAAAATAGATCCTAAAGCAAAAACATTTTCTAGTTTATCAAAAAAACAACAAAGCCAGTATTTAAGTAATGTAAAAGAACAATATATAGAAGGTGCTGTAAAATTTTTAACTAATCTTAAAGATGATAAAACAGGAGAAAGAATTTATTCAAAAGAAGAAATAGATAATTATGAAGAAATGCTTTCTGTTCCATTATCAGTGGAAGAAATAAAAGATGTTAGAAGAAAATACAAATTTGCAGCAGGAGGCGTGATCCCTGATCAAGAGATCATGAACTATGCAAATGGCGGCAGGATTAACTATGAAAACGGTTCACCAAAAGGACCTAATGAGCCTGAAGGCGATGATTTCTTAAACGAACTAGAATTTAAATTTAATAACATTGATGATGTAACTATTGACGACACACCAATTACATATGATGATAGTAAATCTAAGATTGCACAAGTTGCAGATTTAGCAGACCCTAGAAACATTCCTTACTACGCTGACATGGCTGGACAAGCTGCATTAAGAGTTGGTGAGTTTGGTGCAAGAGTATTACCTGCAACAGGTGAATTGTTTTCTGATCTACTTAGAAAACCATTATTTAAAACACCGTCATCTTATGAGCGAACAGAAAACTATGGTAACATGGTTGATGATACGGAAGTACCAGGTGAAACACAACAAGGTGCAAAATTTGTTGGTGGTCCAATATTTAAAAATTTCTTAAAAAACATAACACCTACATCTACAGAAAAATTAGTGGGCCTTGATACAATTATCAATGAAGAGAAAAAGAAAATGATAGCACGAGGTAGTTCATCACTACCGGTTAAGGTTGCAGAAACAGCGTCACTTGGTGCAGAGTTAGTAGCACCGATATTTCCAGGTTTAAAATTAATAAAAGCTTTTGGTAAAGCAAGAGGAATTAATAAATCAAAAGCTGAAACAACAAAATTAATAGAACAAGAGATTGATACATTAGCTAAAGCTGAAGGTATGGACAGAAGAGAATTTTTACAAGTAAGTGGTGCAGTTGGAACAGTGGCTCTTGCTAAACTATTAGGTATATCAAGTGAGTTACCTAAAGTTGCAAAAGTTGCTGAAAAAGTTGTAAGCACTGGTCCAACAACTCCGGCATATTTTTTAAACTTAGTTGCAAAAATTAAAAACCTAGGTACCGACATAACTCAAACAGGTGCTTTAATAGAAAGACAAACAGTTATAAAATACAAAGATTATGAAATGACAACTGATACTGCAACAGGTAGAATTGAAGTTGTAAGACTTAAAGTAGCCGATGACGCTGATAACGCTGGTTATTATGGTGGACCCTTAACCGAAGAAACTTACATGAGTTTTTCACCCGGTGAAACTATTATTGGTAAAAATGGTCAACCTGTTAAAACACTAGATGAATATGACGAAGGTACTGCATTTATAAGAAATGATCGTGGCTATACAGGGGAAGTTGTTGATGAGTCAGCTGACATTTCTGAAGACGTTATTAAAGACGGAACTAAATTTGAAGATAATTTAAGTGACTTTGGAGAATGATTAAAAAGTTGACAACGACAATCCCTCCTTTAAAAGGTCCTAGCTCACAAGGGTTGAAAGTTCCCTTAAAACAAGTTAAAACAATTACAAAAGGAAAAATAAATGGCCGAAATAGACAAAGCCCTACCAAACGTAAATAATGCAGTTGAAGTTGAGAGACCAGAATTAGAAGTTGATCTTATAGATCAAGGTACTGAGTCTGATACACCTTTTGATGTTACACAACTAGAAGATGGCGGAGTTGAGTTAGACTTTGAACCTGGCATGAAAAAAATTCCTGGTACAGAAAATCATTTTGACAATTTAGCAGATTTATTACCTGACGATATTTTAGATCCTATTGGATCTGAGATGCAATCTAATTACACAGACTACAAAGCATCAAGAAAAGAATGGGAAGATAGTTATGTAAAAGGTTTAGATCTTTTAGGTTTTAATTATCAAAATAGATCAGAACCATTTCAAGGAGCATCAGGTGCAACGCACCCAGTTCTTGCGGAAGCTGTTACACAGTTCCAAGCAGGAGCATACAAAGAATTATTACCGGCTGAAGGTCCAGTTAGAACACAAATTTTAGGTAATGTTGATCAAGCAAAAGAACAACAATCACAAAGAGTAAAAGACTTTATGAATTACCAAATTATGGATGTCATGAAAGAGTATGAACCAGAATTTGATCAGATGTTATTTCATTTACCATTAGCAGGTTCAACATTTAAAAAAGTTTACTATGATGATCTATTAGAAAGAGGAGTATCAAAGTTTGTGCCAGCAGATGATTTAGTTGTTCCATATTCTGCTACTTCACTAGAAGATGCCGAAGCAATTATTCATGTAATTAAAATTTCTGAAAACGATTTACGTAAACAACAAGTTAATGGTTTCTACAGAGATGTAGAATTAACTAAACCGTCTGACGTAGAAGATAAAGTTACTAAAAAAGAAAGAGAACTAGACGGAACTAAAAAAACCGGCAGCGTAGAAGACATGTACACTTTATTAGAGTGTCATATTAATTTAGACCTAGAAGGTTTCGAAGACATGGGACAAGACGGGGAACCAACAGGAATTAGACTTCCTTACATTGTAACAATTGACGAAGGATCAAGAGAAGTATTATCTATTAAGAGAAACTTTGAACAAAACGATCCTAAAAAACAAAAGATAAATTATTTTGTTCATTTTAAATTTTTACCAGGTTTGGGGTTCTACGGTTTTGGTCTAATTCACATGATTGGTGGGTTATCTCGTACGGCGACCTCTGCTTTAAGACAGCTCTTGGATGCGGGAACGCTTTCTAATCTGCCAGCAGGTTTTAAACAAAGAGGGATAAGAATAAAAGATGAAGCAAAACCAATTCAACCTGGAGAGTTTAAAGATGTAGATGCTCCTGGCGGAAATTTAAGAGATGCTTTTTTTCCTCTACCTTACAAAGAACCTTCTCCGACATTATTACAATTAATGGGTATTGTCGTACAAGCAGGTCAAAGATTTGCAGCTATTGCTGATATTCAAGTAGGAGATGGTAATCAAGGTGCTGCAGTAGGTACAACTGTTGCATTATTAGAACGTGGATCAAGAGTTATGTCTGCAATTCACAAAAGATTATATTCTTCACTAAGACAAGAGTTTAAAACACTAGCAAAAGTATTTGCTACATACTTACCACCAGAATATCCTTATGATGTTGTCGGTGGAGAGAGAAATATTAAATTAACGGATTTTGACGACAGAATAGATATTATTCCAGTTGCTGATCCTAACATATTCTCAATGTCGCAAAGAATTACAATTGCACAAACAGAATTACAATTAGCAACTTCTAATCCTGAGTTACATAACATGTATGTAATTTATAGAAAAATGTATGAAGCATTGGGTGTAAAAGATATAGATAAAATTTTACCTCCACCTGCTCCACAAGAACCTAAAGATCCAGCACTAGAGCATATTGATGCATTGACTCAAAAACCTTTTCAAGCGTTTAGAGGACAAGATCACCAAGCTCATATGACTGCTCATTTAAATTTTATGGAAACTAATCTAGTTAGAAATAACCCACCAGTCATGGTTTCTATTCAAAAAAATATTTTAGAACATATTTCTTTAATGGGACAAGAACAAGTTGAAATGGAATTTGCAGAACAAGTACAACAAATGCAAATGATGCAACAACAAGCACAAGCGAATCCACAAATGAAACAGCAAGCTGAAATGCAGACTCAACAATTGTCTATGAAAATTGAAGCAAGAAAAGCTGTATTGATTGCTGAGATGACAGAAGAGTTTATGAAGGAAGAAAAAAGAATTACATCACAATTTGATTCTGATCCTTTACTAAAACTAAAATCACGAGAAGTTGATCTTCGTGCAATGGAAAATGACCGTAAACAACAAGACATGAAAATGAAAAATGAACTTGAAAGAGCTAAATTAGTTCAAGATCAGGCTTCTACGGATCAAAAACTAAATCAAAACGAAGAATTAGCAGGTTTAAGAGCTGAAACGTCAATTGAAAAACAAGAAATGGCGAATGAGAACAGATTAATACTTGCTAACATGAAACCAAACAGATAAAAGGAATATATTATGATAAATTACAAAACAGGCGGCAAAAAAGTAGTAATGCCCGAGCAAGAAAAAGTAGTTGATTCTAGATCAGAGAAAAGTTTTAGAGGAAAAAGCTTTATTGCTAAAGGCGACTCTAATCCGGTTAAAGGAACTGGTGCTGCAAGAAAACAAAAAGACGTAACCTGGTATTAGTATGTGGTTAGGTGCTATTAAATTAGCGTTAAACGCAGGAACGCATATTTACAAAAAAAAACAGGAAACTAAAATGCTAATGGCTGATGCACAAGCACAACATGCATCTAAGATGGCCACAGGTGAACTAGCATTTAGTGGAAAACTTTTAGAAGCTAGACAAAACGATTATAAGGACGAGGTAGTTCTTGCGATATTAACGTTGCCGATAATTGTCCTTGCATATGGGGTTTGGTCAGACGATCCACAGGCTATGGACAAGATAAAAATTTTCTTTGAGCATTT